CTAAATGTGATAATGCAAGCTAATTGACATCTTTTATAATCTTTTTTATACTTTATTATGAAAGGAAGTGAAAATGGCAATAGCTGAATTGTTACATGCTAAGATGTCTTTAGAATCTAAGTGGAATGCCATGTATAATGAAAGTGGTGTTTACTCTGTTGAGATGAAAGATATTGAGAAAAAAATTGATGCTATAAAGCAAGATTTGGTACTAGCCGATATAAAAGAAGCAAAAGCGAAATACTAACTCGCTTCACCAAAGTCTTTGCCTAAAGCAACGTCTACCACGCTTGGAACCCTAAGTTTCACGCCATCCTCCATCACTGTCTTTATTTTCTGAGCATGCTCCTTAGAAGAAACATTAAAACATAACTCATCATGAATTTGTAAAAGAGCCAAATCACCTTGTTCATAACAATCAACAATAGCTTTTTTTGTTTGGTCAGCTCCTGATCCTTGAATCAATCTATTTAAAGCTTTATAAGTAAAAGCTCTTTTAATATTATTAGCACCATATTTTGCAGAAGCATTTTCAAATTTTTCAGGAGTATGAATACCAAAATCTTTTGTTTCCCACATATCAAAACGACATTTTCTTCCAAGTTTAGTTCGTATAACTCCCTCGCTGTTGGCTTTTTTCATACATCGATCAGATAATAATTTTACAAAAGGTGCTCTGCGATTAAACTTAGCTATGAGTGCACTAGCTTCATCAAAACCTAAACCCAACATGTTTGCTAATTTATTTTTACCCATGCCGTACATCAAACCAAGACCAATTGTTTTTGCCTGCTTTCTATCTATACCAACTAAGTCAGCCACAGTCTGATGAAAATCAGCATTAGCTTTTGTGTAAGCTTCGACAAGTTCCTGTGAACCCTCATAGCCTTCACCAATACTTGAAGCATAATGCACTACCAGACGAGGTTCTTGTTGAGAGTAATCAAAAGAACCCCATTGGTAGTTCTCTTCAGGAAGGAAAAGTCCTCTAATTATCGGTCCAAATTCTTTATTGCGTGCAGGTAATTGTTGTAGGTTGGGACTTGACATACTTAGTCTTCCGCTGACAGTTCCTCCTGTATCAGAACGTAATTGGTTTATTTCGGCATGGATTCTGCCCTTATATTCAAACTTCATTATCGAGTTTAAAAACGTGTTGTGAAATTTATTAATCTCTCTAGCCTGTACAATCAATTTAGAAATTTCATGATCAGAGTTTATTAACCAATTTTGCGTAAAGCTTGGCTCACCACTTTTTTCAGTTTTAGGGTATGTGATACCTAATTTATCAAAACCAAAAGCAATTTGTCTTGCTGCCCAAATATCAATATCTTTTCCCACAAGTTTTTTTATTTTTAATAAAATATCTTTTTCTTTTTCAATAAACTTTTTTTGTAAAGAGGATGCTTTTTCAACATCAACTCGAATACCTTTTTTTCTCATCTTTATTAGTATTGGCAACAAACGTCTTTCAAGATCCCATACAGTCTCTAAACTTTGTGAATGTATTTCATGTTTAAATCTTTGCCATAAAAGAAACGTGAGCCGTGCATCTTGTTCAGCGTAATATCCAACATGTTCTGCGGGCAACATCCACATTTCAGCTTTAGGATCAACGCCATGAGCCTGAGCTGCTTCATTCAAATCTGTCTCCGCTTTTAACTCTCCTAAATAATCCTTAGCTAAAGCGTTTAATTTATAAGTGTATCTATTCTCATCGATTAAAGCTCCTGCAATCATGGTATCAACAATTTCTCCTTTAACTTCGATACCATAAGCGTTGAGCCATCCAACATCATATTGAGCATTATGAAAAATTTTTCGACAGGGCAATGAACAAATATCATTCATGTATCTCAGCACTTGTTCTTTAATTAAATTACCACCGCCAAAATGACCAAAGGGATAATAGCCTTGCCACCCTTCAGTAGCAACCGCAAAGCCAATTATCTCTCCTTGATTTGTTGCCCAACCAGCTCCCAGTCCATTATTTATACCCTCATCCTTAGTTTCTAAGTCTATTGCAATTTCTTGTGCATCACCAAGATCTTTATATTCACTTGGAGCTGACCAAATGTGTTTTTTAAAATTAAACGTAAGTTGTAAACTAGTCATGAGCCGCTGTAATCTCTTTCTATTATCATGTCTATATAATGCTTTGCTTTTAATAAATCCTCTTTACCACCTTTACCTTTATGTCGGCATATATATTTTATAACATTACCCTCGGCAAAAAGTATTTTGTTTTCGTTAATAAATTGTGATGGTTGTATTTTAAATACTGTGTAATATTGACCACCTCTATCCCAAAGATCATTTTTCATTTAAAAAATCCTTTTTTATTTCATCTAATAAATCCATGTATCTCAGTTTGTTTTTGTCTTCTTCAAATTCTATTGTAAGCATCATCCTTGTGCCATTGTAATTTATGACCATGTGATCCTTTTGATTATTAAATATAAACCTGCTACCAGGATAATATTGTAATTCAATTATAGAATGGCTTACATCATTATACTCTCTAAAAAATGTATATGAAGTATTAGGTGTCATAATTAATGAGTTAATACACACACCTCTAGTGGAGTCTCTGTGCCAGTTATAAACTGTTTGATTTTCCATCTTTAAAACACCAGCTTTGTATTTGTGTTTGCCATACAACCATATGTAAAAATCATCCATAAAAAGTATTTTTAAAGGTATTGGTGTAGCTGTAAAATTAAAATATTTTACCCATTGTGTTTTAGGGTTAAAAATTATGTTGTGAAGTTCAGGACTATAGAATTGTCCAACAGGTAATTCTTCAAAGTAAGGACTGGTCATTTTTTCTCCTGTAAATAAATTAAATAATCTTTTCCAATCGGGTAGTGAAATCGAAAGTCAGTGGAAAGGATATGTAAAGTATCTTTGGCTCTTGTGACGGCTGTGTAATAAACTCTTTTCTCATCTGACTTTTCTTCTTTACTTTTTTTATCATAAGTTGATGCGTAATTAGTTTTTGAATAAATTAAAACATTATTAGCTTCACCACCTTTGACTGAATGTATTGTATCAATAATTATATTAGGGTCATTTGATAATATTTTCTGACCATAATTTTTTAACAACTGAACAAAATAGGTCACTTGATTATCTTTAAAATTTCTTTTCAAAACCTCCCACCAATTTTTTTTTAAAAAAGAATCATCCATGTCTAAGCCACACCATTCTCTTAAATCTTTTAAATCAAACATCTGAGTCTCAGGTATATTTTGCCAAAACTTCGGTGTTCTAAAATTAAAATCTTTTAGTTCTCTAAGGTATTTATACATGTTTTCTGCACTATTCCTACTGATTTTTTTATTATTGCTTATCTTTGTCCAAGATTTTATAGCCTCCCATTGCTTCACATCAAAACTTTTATTTCCCTTGTTATCAGAAAAATATAAACCTACATCTTTTGCACACATTCTTAATTCATTAACAGTTGAATGAATTCTACCTAAAATATACCAGGTGCCCTCCAACGTGTGAAAAGGTATTTCACTAAAATTTAAATATCTTTTTACGCTGCCTTTTTTTGGTAAGCAGTCATAATCTTTTTCAACACTGTCAAAAATTCCTCGTCTAATGATTTGAGAAAAACGATAAATCTCTTCACCAAATCTTCTTGTTTGTCTCAGGATAACTTTGCGACCAGGAAAATAAGTAGTGAAATATTTTGGATCTGCTCCGTTCCATTTATAAATACCTTGATCATCATCACCTGCTAAATAAATTTTTTTTACATTATCTGCCATTTTATAAATGACCGACCATTGTAAAGGTGTAAAGTCCTGAGCTTCGTCTAAGATTAAAATTTCAAGTGGAGGAAAGTCTACTTCATCAATTGACCTTGCAATCATATCTGTAAAATCAATAAACGAATCTTTTTTATAGTGCTCGTATGTGTCAATCTTTCTAAGAAAAATTTCAAGACTATCTTTTCTATAACTTTCTTTTTTATAAACTAGTTGAGGTTCTTGAAGCGTGTTTCGTGCTTTATCATACACGCCTAGTGACCAATCTTTATAATGAAAATTATCATCAGACAAACGATTATCAGATGTTTTAATTATCTTAGCTTGTAATGCATAATCAAGCATACAGTTTTTAGGATCGAAAACCTCTTCTTCAAAATAACGCCTGCAATATTTATGAAGCGTTTTAAATCTTTCAAAGTCATCCATTGTATATTGTGTAAAAGTTGCCAAAGCTCTGTCTCTTGCTGTGTCGACAGCTTTGTTGGTAAATGAAATAAAAGCGATGTCTTTTGGGTGTATGCCTCTAGCTAAATGTTTTTTTAAAACTCTTTCGATCAAGGTGTGTGTTTTACCAGTGCCTGGAGGACCAAAAATCTTAACTGTTTTTCTATACAGGTTTTTGTGCTTTTGTATTCCTGAACTTGTCATGATGTTCTTCATCCATTTCTGTAGAATTTTTATCTTTAGGTTTAATACTCTGATGACTTACAAAATCTGGCATATCAACAAACCATACATTTTTTTCACCTTCTTTATAATCGGCTCTTTTACATCCTAACATTCGTAAAGCGTCAGCGGTGGTGTTAAATGTTCGAGCTGCATTCTTTTTCAAAAATCTATCAAGAGTCAGTTTTTTAAAATAGCAGGTATTTGTTTTTGAATCTAAGACCACATAGCCATCTTTTAATTTTTCAAACTTATCCTGTTCAATATGTGATTCGAAAAAATCTTTTAAGACTGAATAACGTTCCTCTTCTACAGTGTCGGTGTACTGATGGTCTGTAGATTCTTCAGATTTATCGACAATAGTTTTCATAAGTAATTCAAAAGGACTAGGTCCTTTTCTTGGTTTTGGTAAAGTCAACCAATATACTCTGTGTCGAAGGAGCTTTACTCTAAATGCTTTTTCATCTTTCATATCTTCAGGAGTCACACTAATTCGCTGTCCCTTGTAATCAAACTCATACCAAATATTTTTTGTATCTTGTATGTAATTGATATTTTCAAAAAATTCTATGATCTCAGGAACAGCCTCACCAATTCCTAAGCGTCTTGTTTTACATAATTCTTTATTACAAATTGGATTATACTCAGGATGTTTTGGTGGGCATTGAAATTCATAACCGCCTTTATGCACTGACTTTGTTAGTTGCGATACTTCATTTTTGCTTAAAGGTTTTGTAAAAATATTTGTGTTTCTGTGTTGTGCAATTTCTTCAAGTTGTTGTAATGTTAAAGTAGAATTCTTTTTCATTTCAAGCACAAGAACATTAAATAAAAAATTGTTTCTGTTATTACCGCTCCATCCCTCCTGAATTAATTTTTGTACACAGGGAGGATAATGTTTCCATTCACTTTCAGCTTCGTACTCTTCAACTTTTAATTCAAAAAATTTTTTAGGTTCTATCATTTGTTTTTTAGCAAGTTGAATAAATCTGCCAATCATTACAGGAGTATTGTTTTCATCAAAAGCAAATTCCATAGAAGCATTCATATTATGATAAGGCATATTTACTGCTTTATTGCATGGGAAAATTTCTTGAGCTAGAAAATATTGTTCGTTTATTTCAGATAATTTATCAGTGACTTTTTTTACATCAGCCATTTCTGTAAAAAAAATAAAAATGTGCAAGCCTCCTGATTTTGATTTCACTGGCACAAAAGGTAATTTATATTTTTTAATAATTTGTACATATTTTTTTTCTGAATAATCTTTGTAATTGTTAGGATCCACATCAATGCAACCCCATTTACACTGACCATTAATTTCAGGTTTAAGACCTAATCTTATTTTCCCATTAAGATGTTGACCCCAAACGTCAGCCGTGACTGATTCGTGGATCGTGGAATAGTGAGCCTGCTTCTTACCTCTCTCATCGTCCTCCCCAGTAAGGGAGGACTTGAGGTAGCGAGAATTGTCACTAGTAAACAATTCAAGAATTTGTTCCTTCATTAGAAAGGAACATCTGAATTGGCATCAGCTTGTTGAGCTGGTTGCTGAACAGATTCTGTGCTTGTTTTTTTATTTTCTTCATCAAATGCAACAGTTCCAAAAATATCAGAAGTCTTTGCACTTTCATAAAAACCTTTTACGACTTCTAGAGTAGCAAGGTTGCTTTCAGGACTTAAAATTTTATCAAACTCAATAACCCATCCATACCATGAGTTTTGTGAATTTGATTCTTTTGTTGTCGTTAATTTATACACTTGACTCCAATGAGGTGGACAAAAAAATCCTTTTGATCCTTTAGCTCTTCTCGACTGCAGCATTGAAGTCCAAAGTTTGGATTTCTTTTTTTGTGTAGACTTCATAGTAATTAACGCTGTTTCAACAGGTGCATAATTTTTATCAAGTATATAAACAAAATGATTTCCTGTATCTTCAACATAGTTTCCATTTTCTAGTCTATCTTTTCCGTCATCAGAACGTGTTGTTAATTTGTTGATATCAAAGTCTCTGTTATGTATAGCAATTGGTCTACCAGGTGAGTCACCTCTATCTTTCCATTCATTAAAAGTATTTATAAATAAACAAGGTGCAACTAACACACCTTCTTTACCTTTATATAAATTACCAGTAATTTCATTATAGATATCACCTTGTCTTGCTTTCTCATTAAATTTACCATCACTCTCATCGAGAACTGGTGAATTAGAATAAAGTATTTTTAGAATCGGTAACTTGGTGTCACGAGCTGTAATAAACTCTCCACCCTCATTGGCATGTTCTTCAAGATTAAACTTTTGAGGAACGTTATTTTTTTTTTCTGTAACTTGGTTCATGATTACTCCTTCGTTTTAATTGATGTTTGGTTTGTTACAAATACTGAAAACAAATCAGTTGGAACATTTTGACCCTTTTGTAATTTTTCTCTTACAAAAGCTTTTAACGTGTTTGGTTCAACTTTTTCGTTTTGACTGACATTGTATC